CCGTTTCTTTCTTACCATTTCTATTTATCTTATTTACTATAAAATCAACAAAATAACGATGTATTCTATTATCGATAGGTGAACGGTATGGTATGACTATTTCTTCAGAACCCCAAGATATTATACTTGGGTCTTCATCAAGTCTTATCATTAATTTCAATTCCCAACTTGAACGATAAATAATGTTAGTTGGATTTCCCATATACTTATCTGGATTTTTTGGTTTAAAAAAACCTTTATACTTGCTCATTTTGTATATAAATAAATGAAAGTATTTATAAAAATAAAATAGGAATAATATGCCATTATTTTACGAAGGATCTTTACCAAACAATGTTCCTAAAAAACCAAAACCAGCTGTTGGAGAGGGAACTTTTTTTCCAAGAGATTTAGTTCAGTCTGGAAGAAATTTTTACATGGTATTTAAGTTTGTAAAGTATAACACAGGACAAGCAAGACCTAATGTTAATATAGTAAGTGACATAACTTCTTCTTTTAACAGTTTTTCTAATCTTCTTTCATCTTTAAAAGAGAATTTTAGTTTTTCTCTTGAAGAAAATATTAAAAAACTTTTTGAACCAAGTGGAAATAATATAGCTATTACAATAGATCAACCAGATATTGTACTACCAATACCATCAAGATTAATTGATTTGAGTGTATTAAATTGGGAACAGCGGTCTGTTTTAGGAGATGTGGCAAGTATAGAACCAACTAGAAGTATAGAAAGATCTATGGTCCTGAATGATATTCAGTCTGCACAAACAGGTGCAAGAGTTAATCCAGGATTGTATATGGTATTTAAACAGCCAAATTTTAAAGAATATACTTTTGCTTGGGACTTAGTAGCACATAATGAAGCAGAGACTGAAATAATTTCAGATATAGTTCATCAATTTAAATATGCAGCAGCTCCTGCACAAGAAGGTCTAGTATACAATTATCCTTCTATAGTTCTTATGAAACTTTATCCAGCAGATTATTATACCTTTGTTATGAAACCAGCTGCTATTACTGGAGTATCAGCTGATTATACTGGTGCTGGACAACCAGCATTTAATAGAAATGGTGCTCCTGTGCATGTTAAATTGCAATTATCATTTAAAGAAATTCAGATATGGGAAAAGAATAGTTTTCCTAGAGGTTCAAGATAATGCCACAAGACAGATATTTTGATAAGTTTCCACAAATAACATATTCTAATACTTTTTGTGTTGATATAACTCGAAGAATAAAATTTACAGACATTGCTTACTTTAGTCCTTACATTTTCTATACTTATGATATTTCAGAAAATGAAAGACCAGATCAGTTTAGTTATAGATATTATGATGATCAATACAAGACATGGATATTATATCTATCAAATAAAATTGTAGATCCTTATTATGAATGGTATTTATCAGATGATGAGTTTAATTCTTTTCTTACCACAAAATATGGATCTGTTGTAGAATCCCAACAAAAGATTGATTACTATAGAAATGACTGGACAAATAGCGATCCATTAGAAACAAATGGGTATGAAGCACTTGCTTTTTCTTTGAAAAAATATTGGCATCCAGTATATGATGATTTTGGTAACATATTAGAGTATAAAAGAGTACCAAAAGATTGGAAGATAACAACAAATAAAATTGTTTCTTATGAAGTGAGTAATACTAATTTTACAGAAAATGAAATATGTGATATTGTATTTACAGCATCAAATACTGGTTCTGGACAAGTTATTTCTTCTTCTAATACAAGAGTATATTTAAAACATTTATCAGGAACACATTTAGAAAGTAATACTATTACTATTTCAGGTTCTAGTTATATATATGGTAGAGAGAGTGAAGTAAATACTATATTTACTTCTGCTACACTCGAATCTAACAACATAGCACCTGAAGAAGAAGTTTATTGGAGAGGTGTTACTCATTATGATGAAGAATTAGAAAAAAATGAATTTAATAAAACTATTAAAGTTCTAGATAGTAATTTTTCTACTAATGTTGTGGTTAATTTAGTTTCTTTAATGGAGGAAATTTAATAAATGAATCCTGGTCAAATTGGCGATATTACTTTTACCGCTGGTTCTTTAACTTTTTCAAAAGCAAGAATAGTAAGCTGTAATATTAAAGAATCTTTAGAATATCCTTTTGGAGCAATAGGAAATGTAATAGTAGTTGATCCAGATAATTCTATACAAAAGTTTAAGGGGTTCGGTGACGAACCATGTTCTTGTAAATGGACAGATCATAATGGAAAAACATATAATTTTAACTTTGTTGTTAATTACGTGAATAATATATCATCTGTCAAAGATAGTAAAATAGATAATACAACATCAATTAAACATGATACTTATGATTTTGAACTAGGTGGAGTGTATACAAAAAATTCACATAATAGTTTTACCTTCGGTTATAAAGATAAACCTCCTACATATGCACTTGATATTTTATATAAAAGACTTGGTGCAGGGATGGAAGTCAGAGTTACACCAGATCCAACATCACAAAATATAAACACTAAAAATTTCTCTGAAGCTCATCAATTGTTGTTAGCAAAATGTGCTAAAAAAAATGAAAAATCTCCTTTTAGAAGTTATGTTGATCGTGATTCTGGTAAAATTATTTTTACTACTTTTAGTAGAATGTTTAGAAACTTTTCTGGAGTCACGTATCAAAAAAATGTAAATTCTTCTGGTGATCCTAATGATAGTTATATTATAGATATACCAGAAGCATCAACACAGATGAGTCCACTAAATAAAAGACAACGAAAAAGTATATCAATTTCAACTTATAATGAATATAATGGAAATCTTACTTTTGGTGAAAATGTTGAAGGTATTTTAAAAAATGCATTTTTTAATCTTAGAGATCCTTTAAATAATAAACAATCACAAGATTCTATGTTAGAAAAGCAACCAAATAATAGTGATTATACGAATGGAAATTTTAATGCATTTAGAATAAAATGTTTTTCTAAGGGAGTAGATATAGGAAAAACTACAAATGTAGATGTTCCAGCAAATGAATCTAGTACTGGGAATCCTAATTTTGGAAAAAATTGTTTAGTTTATGCTATTGTTCATCAGTTAGAACCAAATATAGATATATCATATACTCAAGAAATTCATGGTATAAGAAAAGAGGAGACAGTATAGTGAGTGAGTCTTTTTATTTAGCAAGAATAGTAGGAAGACCTACTGAAAATGACTCTAAAGAGGATCAAAAAACAGCCGCAGGGGGTATGAATTGTGGATTTTTAGTTAGGAGATTAGATCAAGATTGTAAAGATATTGATAAAAAAGATCTGCTACGAGCGAAAGTTATAAATAATGTCCAATCGCCTGATCTTTTTGGTATAGGAACTTCTCCAATGTTACCTATAGGAACAACAGTATTGTGCTGTGATATAAGTGGAGTTCCTCATATATTAGGAACTTCGGGAATACCGTTTGGTACTGAAAATAGCAATGTTGGAAATACTAATCCTGATAGGGATGGACATCTTGGTAAACTAGCAGAAAATAGAAATCAAACTCAAAGATTAACAGGGACTCCAGGAACTTCTCATAATGTAAGACTTGGTGGATCTCCATCAAATGTAGAAGATCCTAATCACGATACTTGTGATTATCCTGCAAAAACAATAACACATACGTAATTAATACATTTAAAAAGGATTATATTATGTCAGAACCAACAGAGCCGAATATAATAATTGAAGAATTATTTAGAAAACATTTTGAGAAATTTACAAAAACTGGTGGTGGAAAAATACCAACCGTTGCAGGATCTTTAATAATAGACACAATATTAGGTGCATTGAAAAATGTAGATCCGCAAAGATTATCTAATATTTTTCCTAGATTTTATGATGAAGTTTCTAAAATTAATAATACTTTATCATCAATAGGAAGTCCTGGAAATAGTTCTGGAGCACCAGGAAATGATGGGGGTGGTCAAACTCCTACGAAAGGCGTAAAAGAAATAATTACAGATTCTCTTACTGGGGCATTAAATATTCTTGTTAAACAATATGGTTATAGTGTTGTAGTTACCTCTTTCACATTGCCTCTTTTTAATAATTTTGACGATTTATTAGAAGATTATAAAGAAATTGTTAAAAATGCTCTTTTAAGTTTATACATATCAGCACTATTATATGGTGAAGATGATATACCAACTTCTATTATTCCTGAAATTATTTTTGGCGATGCTATTCCACCTAATGTTGTTTCAGAGGTTCCAGATTTATATTCTCAAGTTTATTATACAAAAGATGAAGATCCATATCCAGGTTATGTTGAATTTGAAGGACCCGAAGGAGAAACTGTTTATACTATTAGAACTACAGATTATTTGCCCTTTGATAGTTTAGAGCAGGAGGTTTATTTTAATTCAGAAATTGGTTTAGCAACAGAATTATCTCCATACATAGTTTCATTGACATTAACAGTACCTATATTAAATGATCTTTTAGAAAAATTTTGTAATGAAATAGCAGATACATCTGAAGAAAAGGGAGTTGGTAAAAATTCAAAAAACCAATCAGATTTAGTTAGTATGTTGGGTCCTATTTTGGGTGGTGCTATAAATTCTGCAAAAACAAGTCATATACCAAATTCATTTTTAGATCAAACAAAAATGAATAAGTTGCTCAACGCTACAATAAAAGAACAAAATGTTTTAAAAAATGTTATAGAAAAACATGCAAATTTAGCATTAAAACTTGACAGTAAATCTAAAAATATGTCTATAAATTTAAATTTTACAAATTTAAGTATTCCAGAAATAGCAAATCAATTTTTAACACATTTAAATAGAATGCCAGGAAATACAAATATTTCTTTACCAGAAATAGATAAAAATATTCTTATATCTAAAATCGATGAATTAGATGATATTTTTAATGATTCTAATATAATACAATTATTAAACTTTATAAAGAAAGTAACATAATGTCAGAAGATAAAAAACATGGTGGTCGTACTCCACCACCAAACACATTTAATGCTAGTACTAATGAAAGAAAATTTGAATCAAATAAGTTCTCTTCACAAGAAACTCGAGCAGATGGTAAATTAACAGTTGCTTATTATAGTGCTGATGGAAAAAGTGCAGGAAAAGATTATGAGTCAAAAATATACCCTACTGGTCGTATTGGAACAATTGATTATGAAAGTAACACTCGTATATCTATGACTGTTGACTCTGATGGTGGTAGTGTAAGAAAGCAACAAAAAAATGAATGTAAAACTACAGATGATAATTCAGATGATAACACTTTAGGATGTAGAAAAGGAACTGTTGTAGGAGAATGTGGCGATGAGGTAGGAAACAATTGTTCTAGTGCTGTAGGTGGAAATTACAACAAATATGTTGCGGGATATATTAATGATGTAACCTCAGAACGTTCCAAAAACAACAGAAATCAAATTACCAGTGGAAATGTAAATAAAAAACATACAGGATCTGAATCAATCTCTGTAGAGGGAGATTATTTTCATTCTACTGGTGAATCAAGATATGATGTAGTAAAAAATGGTGAATATGCAATACATGTTCAAAATGGAACATTAGATGTTCTTTCTAAAAAAACAGTTAGAATTACTGGTGATGAAAGAGTAATTTTAACTTGTGGTAGTTCTTACATTTTATTGTTACCTAACAGAATAGAAATAGTTGCTGATAGAGTAGATATAAATCCATCTGCAAAAACAATAGATGTAGAAAATTTGTCGGGAGTTACTTAAATGACAGTAGCACATAGAGATAAAAATGAGTTTGTTATACTTATAGATGGTGAATTGAAAACATTTGATAAATATGAAGATATACCAGAAGTTTTTGATAATGTTATTAAATTTCTTCCAGCATCTCCACCAGGACCACACACAGAAGAACAACACGAAGAAATACATAAATGGAATGATAAACTTCAAAAATTAATGGAAAGGGAGAGAAAAAATGCCAGCCGTTTGCAGAGGTGATCTTGTGGATGAAGATGCGTTTCATTGTCAAATACCACGCAGATTAGAAAGATCTCCTGATGTGTTTGTAAATAGTATAGGTATTTCTAGGCAAGGTGATAATAATAATTCTCATAAGGGGCCTCTATGTATACCACATCAAGCTCCAATTGCAACTGGTTCTCCTACTGTTTTTATAAATGACAAAGGTTGTGGAAGAATTGGAGATTCAGTATCTGGTTGTACTTCAGTAGCAACAGGTTCACCAAATGTATTCTGTGGACCATAAGGAAAAAAAAATAAATGGTAACTAGACCAACAAGAGCAGAATCTATTTCACCAAAAGAAAAACAAGGAGAATTTTTCTCTGACTTTTTAAATTCTTTTGCAAAGACTCCTATTGGAGAACAGCTTGGTCGTGTCACAAATGAGAAAGCAGTAAATCAATCACTTAGAAATCTTATTAAAACTAATGTTGGTGAAAGACTTTATCAACCTTTTATTGGATCAAATGTAAACGCATCTCTTTTTGATAATAACACAGAATACCAAATAAACAGTTTGCAATTTTTTATAGAAACAACAATCAGAAATAATGAACCTAGAGTTAATTTAGTAAATGTTTTGATAGAATCTTCCTTGGATTTTAATACTAGTGAAACAAATGTTCCAATAAATGAAAATGAAATAATTATAACAATAGTTTATACTCTTATAAATAGTAATCAGGAAATAACTTTAACAATACCATTACTGAAAAGAGTTCGTTAAATGTCAAATAGTTCTTTATCAGTTTCATCATTAGATTTTGATACACTAAAACAAAATTTTAAAACTTATCTCCAAAATCAATCTGTCCTAAAAGACTATAATTTTGAAGGTTCAAATATTAATGTCTTACTTGATGTAATGACATATAATTCGCATTTAAATTCTTTCTACTTAAATATGGTTGCGTCTGAAATGTTTCTGGATTCTTCTCAGAAATATGATTCAGTTGCATCACATTCAAAAGAACTAAATTATCTTCCTATTTCAAATAGATCATCTGTTGCGTTTCTTGATTTGGAGTTTGAAACAACTGGCATTGATGGTCCTTTCACAATACCAAAAGGAACTAGATTTTCCGGATCAAATTCAAATAATTCTTTTGAGTTTGTTACTAATGAAGTAAATATTATTACATCTGCAAATGATACTTACTCTATTTCAAATGTTGAAGTTCTAGAAGGTTCATTTTTTCAAGACTCTTTTATATATGATTCAACAGATGAAACACAAGTTTTAAGATTATCAAATGAAAATATAGATGTTAATACTCTTACAGTTTCAGTAATAGAGAACAATGGTGCTAATACATTTAATTACACAAGAGCAGAAAATCTTCTTGGTATAAACAAAAATTCTCAGGTATTTTTCTTACAACCATCTGATAATAATAGATATGAAATTGTTTTTGGTAATGATATTTTTGGAAGAAGACCAAAAAACTTTTCTATAGTTACAGCAGAATACATTGTAAACAATGGCAAAGACTCTAATGGTATTTCAGATCTTTCTCTTGTTGATGATTTAGGACCAATAAACTCTGGTGAAGTTAATAATGTAACTTCAACAGTAGTTACTAATTCAGCAGATGGTGCTTATCAAGAAAGCATTGATGAGGTTAAATTCAGAGCACCAAGATTTTTTGCTACACAACAAAGAGCAGTTGCATCAAATGATTATTCTGCTTTAGTTTTAGCTAGATTTGGTGGTGCATTAT